GCGACTCCGTTATTGACTTCATTGAAAACTTCTGTCGCTTAACTAAAGGCGATGTTGCAGGGCAACTTATACAACTGCGACCATGGCAAAAAACGCTTTTGCGTGAACTCTACGCGACCGACGAAAATGGTCTTCGCAAACACCGACGCGCACTCATAGGTCTTCCTAGGAAGAATGGAAAATCAATGCTGGGTGCAGGCATTGCCTTGCATGGGTTGATCCTTGATGAACCAGGCAGCGAGGTCTATGCACTTGCGGGAGATAGACAGCAGGGGCGTATTATCTTTTCTGAAGCGGCACGCATGGTGCAGCTAGATCCGATCTTGAGTCAACGCCTTCGCGTAATGCGCGATGTGATTGAGTACCCAACAAACGGGTCAGTCTTCCGCGTGCTATCAGCAGATGCCTCTCGTGCAGAAGGCTTGAACCCATCTCTCGCGGTTGTAGATGAGTTGCATGTTCAACCAGACGATAGGCTTTGGAACACAATCAATCTTGGATCTGGTACACGCAAACAACCGATGATCGTGGCGATTACTACTGCGGGAAGCCGCACCGATAGCCATGGACAAGACACGATCTGCTACAAGCTCTGGCAATACGGCATGCGAGTGCAATCTGGCGAGATTGAAGATCCAACATTCTTCTTCCGATGGTGGGGCGCACCTGACGGCGCGGATTATCGCGACCCAGCTGTTTGGGCTGCCGCAAACCCAGCCTATGGCGATTACTTAAACCCAGAAGACTTTGAGAGCGCCGTCAAGTCCATTAGCGAAATGGAATATCGCACGAAGCGGATGAACCAGTGGGTGACTACGAATACTGCATGGCTTCCGCAAGGAGCCTGGGACCGACTCGCTGTTGAGCGCACGCTTGAAAAAGGCGAAGACGTTGTGGTTTCGTTTGATGGCGCCTTCTCTAACGACAGTACGGCGATCACGGCGTGCACACTTGATGGATTCATTCAGACGCTTGCGATCTGGGAGCGACCGCTTGACGATCCGCATTGGCAAGTTCCAATGGACGAAGTTGAAGCGAAAATGTACGACATCTGCAAGACCTACCAGGTGCGAGAAATCGCAGCTGACCCGTATCGCTGGGCTTCTGTTTTACAGAAGTGGGAAAACGACGGACTGCCCGTGGTCATGTACAGTCAATCTCCTGCTCGTATGGTGCCCGCGTGTGCGGGCTTCGCGGACGCAGTTGCACAAGAAAAACTGTCACACAATGGCGATCCAGTACTTGCGAGGCATCTTGATAACTGCACCGTTAAGATTGACCGATTCGGTCCGCGCGTAGTAAAAGAGCACAAGGGATCTCCCAGGAAGATTGACGCAGCGGTCTGCGCTATCATGAGCTGGGACCGCGCAAAGTATCATTCGCAACATGTAGTCAAAAAGCCTACAGCGGAGTTTATAAGCCTGTGACCAAATCAACTGCACTTGAACTTATCGGAGCCGCACTGATTATCGGTGGGCTATATCTTATTCAGCCGCTCAGCCTCGTGGTTGCAGCTGGCATTAGCCTTGTTGCTATCGGCTATAAGCGAGGTAATTAGTGAGTCTTCTCCGTAGAATTCTTGGCGAACAGGATCAGCGTGCGATCACAAACATTCAGGGAATGAAGTTTGATCGCGTGCCGTTTTCCAATGTCACGTTAGATAGCAAGGGCGTACTCGCACTTACTGCTGCATGGGCATCGGTGCGGTTGCTGGCGGACGTGGTATCAAGTTTCCCTGCTGACGCGTATATTCGCACGGGCGGCGTGCGTCGCCCGTATCGCCCAGGCGGAGACAAGCCGTCATGGATGTTGATTCCGATTCCAGATGAGCCTGGTTACACGTTCAATCAACTTATTTCAGAAGCCATCGTAAGCCTCTATACAGAGGGGAATACTTTTCTATACTGCCCACGCTCAGAGAGCGGCGAAGTTTTGGAAGTCAGAGTCATTGATCCTCGCCGTGTGACGATCTTCCGCGAAGGAAGGGAAGTCAAGTATCGCGTGCAGCAGACTGAACGAAACGACTTTGTTGTTTATGGTCAGGATACGATCATCCACATCCCGCTGATCACGCTCCCTGGAGATCTTCGCGGTATCAATCCGATTGAGCAGCTGCGCCGCACGTTCGGTCTTGGCGCAACGCTAGAAGAGAGCGCATCGTCGCTATTCGCCTCCGCAAGCATGCCAACGGGCATCATTGAAGTTCCTCACGAGCTGACGAAAGATCAGGCAGAGGCACTCAAAGCTGGGTGGCTGCGACACCACACTGGCGCAAACATGCACACACCTGGTGTATTGACGGGCGGTAGCACATGGAAGCCGCTCTCATTCAAGCCAGAAGACACGCAGCTTCTTGCGTCGCGCGGCTTTAGCACCGAAGAGGTGGCTAGAGTCTTCAGGGTCCCGCCAGTTTTGATTGGCGTTACGACACCTGGTGCGATGTCATATTCAAGTGTGGAACAGCAAAACCTAGCCTTCGTGCAGTTCACACTCCGTCCCTTGACGGAGGCGCTGGAACGACAGCTCTCTTCGTTGCTTCTTCCGCCAGATGCATTCGTGCGATTCAACATGGACAGCATCCTTCGCGGCACTGCGCAAGCACGCGCGGAAGTACACAGAGTATCCATTCAAGAAGGTTGGACCAGCATTAATGACATTAGAAGGATGGAAGACATGACGCCGATTGAGGGCGGAGACGTCTACCGAATGCCGCTGAACCAGGCTGCTGCTGACGCAGCTGATCTACGCCAGCGCGCAGATATTGTGGGAATTCTTGTTGCCGCTGGATACAACCCAGCCGATGCAGCCAAGGCTGCTGGGATCACGGGAGTGAAGCACAATGGCGCTTCGCCAGTGACCCCACAGTCAGAGGGACTCTAAATGCCATTTTCTGTAGGTCAAGTATCCGTAGGGACCGCAGCAACTGTTATTGTTGCTCCAACAAATTCAGACAAAGCTGAGATCACAATTGGCACAAAAGACAAAGACATTGTGCTTGGCGGATCGGATGTGACGATGAGCACTGGTTTCAAATTGCTTTCTGGCGCAGAGGTCACACTTAAGCTTGGACGCAACGACACTCTTTACGGGATCACAGACACATCGCCGCACACCATTTCATTCTTTGTGTACACACCTAACTAATGACAAACCGCGCACTTCCAGATAATTACCGACCAGCCCTATCGGAAGATGTTCCAGAGGGGCGAGCGTGCGGAAACTGCCGATTCTATAACGAGGCAGATGTGCAGGGCGATAAGGCGTATTGCGAGAAGTGGGATGACTATGTGAGTGGCGCCTACTACTGCAACGCCTGGGAGCCAGCGCAAGAAGAGCGCGCGCCGATTGATCCAGACGGTTACACGCCAACAGATGCTATGAAGGAAGAAGCACAGCGCGGACTTGATTGGCGCAGTGAATTCGGACGTGGCGGCACGGAGGTTGGAATCGCACGCGCACGAGATATCGTGAACGGGCGTAATCTTCCATTTGAAACGGTTCAACGCATGGCGAGCTTCTTTGCGCGCCATGAGGTAGATAGTGAAGCAGAAGGTTTCCGACCTGGAGAAGAGGGCTACCCTAGCAATGGTAGGATTGCCCACGCGCTTTGGGGCGGGGATAATGGTAAGCGATGGGCGGACAACATCGTCCAAAACGCTGAGCGTAAGGAGCATAAACACATGACGATGGAATTCCGACAAGCGCAGACAGAGATCCGCGCTGAGGGCGATGGCTACACGTTTGAGTCATACGCCGCTTTGTTCAACACCGAATCGGAAGGTCTTGGCTTTCGCGAAGTGATCAAGCCAAAGGCATTTAGCAAGTCTGTTGCTGCTGCTGATCGCGGCGAGTGGGAAGTGAAGGCGCTCCAGGACCATGATCCTAAGATGTTCCTTGGCTCCACTAGGACTGGAACACTTGAGGTTTCAGAGGATGATCGCGGTCTTAAGGTCCGCGTCGCTTTGAATCCAGAGGTTTCGTTTGCACGAGATCTTGCAGCAATGATTAAGCGCGATGGAGCAAGCATGGGACTTTCGTTTGGCTTCAGTGTGCCGAACGGAGGGGATGGCTACAACGAAGAAGGGGTGCGCGAGCTGAAGTCAATCCGACTTCACGAGATCTCGCTACTCACTGGAAATGTTCCTGCATACCCAGCCACAATCGGCTTGGGCGCAGTGCGCGCGCTTGCGCAGCGCACAGATATCGCAGCGAACAAACTTACGCGAGCGATTGACGGATTGCTAAACGGCAACGTTAAGAGCGATGACGCGGAAGTTATTGATCTCGCAATCCGTAAGATCGCGCCTGAAGTCCGAAGCCCTTGGGTTATCGGCGCAGACCGCGAGCTGGAGATTGACGAAACGCGCGACTGGGACGGCGCAGCAGCCGCTGAAAGGGTTTTTTCCCTGGCTGGTTTTGATGGGGAGAATTCTGATCCCTCCGTCGCTCGTCGCGCGTTCCTCGTCTACGATGCCGCAGCGCCAGAGCTTCGCGGCTCCTACAAACTTGGCTTCGCTGACGTAATCGGTGGCGAGCTTGTTGCAATTCGCGCTGGTCTAAACGCCGCCGCGTCGCGACTGCCACAGACCGATATCCCGCAAGAAGTCATGGACCGCGCTCGCGGCATCCTGGATTACTACGCCGAAGAGGAGTCCGAAACAGCAACCTACCAAGATGACGAGGAGATGGATGACACAAACCGTGCCATCCCGCTCAGCGTTCGCGAGCGACAGCTGGCGCTTATGGCGCTAGATCCAAACCGAATTTGATCCACGAGGGCGACGGCACGAGGGTCTTGACGGGCACCACTGCCAAAGCACCACTGGGTGAAAGAAATTAACTAAACGAAAGCAGAAAGGAACTCCAAATGTCGGAGATTTCAAAGAAGCTTTTCGCTGGTTACCGAAACGATTGGGAAGAGGCGAAAGCCCTTCTTGCGACGGCAACCGATGAGAAGCGAGAGTTCACACCAGAAGAGGAAGCTCGTTGGACCAAGCTAAACGATTCCATGTCGGACAAGAAGTCCAAGATGGATTCCGTTGAGCAGGCTGAAGAGCGCGCAGCCAAGATTGATGCGCTCGCAGAGCGCGCACTTAAGGTTGAGAATGCAGTTAAGTCTGACAACGACGCGGATGTTCTCCGCGCCATTGCAGCAGGCGAGAAGCGATCCGCGAAGTTTGATATTCGCGCGCTTTCTTCCGCTACAGCTACGGTGCCAGTCACGTTCGCGGATTTTGTAGTGGTCGCCTTGACCGCTGGCAATAGCGTGTACGAAGGTGCAACGAAGCTGCGAACCGCTACTGGCGAGCAGATCACTGTGCCACGCCTCACGGCTAACCAGTCTGCTGCCTTCATTGGTGAGGGAAGCCAGATCACCCCAACCGATCCTACGATCAGCAGCATTACGCTGTATGCAAATAAGATCGCTGCGTTGACGCTTTTGAGCAACGAGTTGATTCGCGATAATGCGGTCAACATCACGCAGCTTGTGGGCGAATCAGCGGGTAATCAGATTGCATTCCTCGCAGGGTCAGCATGCACGCTTGGCACTGGCACGACGCAGCCGCTTGGCTTTGTCACCGCCGCTGGCAATCCGCAGCTTTCAACTGCAACGAAGGCAGGAACTGTCACGTCAACATTTTTTGATGCACTGGACGTAATTGGCTTGGCGTATAGCCTTCAGCCAATGTACAGAAATCAGAACACCGAATGGCAGATTTCTTCAACAGCAATGTCAAAGATTCGCAAGCTTCAGGATACGACTGGTCAGCCAATCTGGACCCCTGGTCTCGTTGTTGGTCAGCCAGACACACTCCTTGGCTATCGCGTTAAGGAAAATGTCCACATGGCTGCGGTTGCTTCGGCTTCCAAGTCGGTGGCAATTCTTCACGCGCCTTCGTACTACATTCGCGAACTTCCTATTGAGGTAGCATCAAGCACCGAATTTAGGTTTGATTATGCGCAAACGGCAGTACGAACGCTGTACGCAGTTGACGGAAACATCCCAGATGTAACCGCTCTCCGCGTACTCGTTTCCGCTAACACCTGATTCTAGGTTTTAGCTGAGACAAACCCCGCTGGTTGGAGTAATCTGACCAGCGGGGAACACCAAACTTTATAGGGGAGGCAAATCTGAATGGCACTCAGGATTGGTTTTACGAGTAACGCTGTTTGGGCAAATACGGGCTACGGGGTGCAAGCGGCAGAACTTCTGCCACGACTGAAGAATGACGGTCACCTGGTGGCTCTAATGTCCAATTACGGGCTAGCTGGCACGACCCTGGAGTGGAACGGAATCCCAGTCATGGGACAGGGCATGGACGCCTATAGCAATGACCTGACCCCAGCACAGATTCTTTGGTGGCTCAATCAAGAGCCAAAACTTCCAGGGGCGGGCTTATCGCTCTACGATGTCTGGGTGTACAAGTCTCCGCAGTGGGACGAAATTCCGATGGCATCCTGGACGCCAGTTGATCATGCCGTTGTACCGCCAGAAGTAAAAGCCTGGTTTGATCGTCGCGGCAAAGGCAAGTGGGCAATCGCCATGAGCCGATTTGGAGAGCGTGAACTTCTTGAGGCTGGCGTTGAGCGAGACCGCGTGTTCTACGCTCCGCACAGCTTCAATCCGAATATCTTTAAGCCGACACCATCAAGCATTCGCAAAGACCTGAACATTCCAGAAGATGCGCACCTTTCAATCTTTATGGGAGCGAATAAGGGCGTCTCGCCCGTGCGAAAAAGCATTGGGGAGCAGATGCTCGCATGGTCAACATGGGCGAAAGATAAAAAGGATGCGTACCTTTATTTGCACACCGACATCTTCGGTCTTGCAAATGGCGTGAAGTTTGAGACGCTTCTTGCAGCATGCAATGCGCCAATGGATCGCGTTCGTGTCGTGCCGCAGTTTGAATACCGTCAAGGTATCCCACAAGAAACCATGGCGAAGCTACTTACTGCAAGCGATATAAATTTGCACTGTTCCAAAGGCGAGGGCTTCGGTGTCGGAATCATTGAGAGTCAGGCGTGCGGTCTGTTGCCAGCGGTGACGGAGTGGACAGCAATGCCAGAACTCATTGGCGCTGGCTGGAAAGTTGGCGGACAAGTTGAATATGATCCATTGCAGGGTGGCTGGTGGATGACACCAAATGTAAAAGAGATCATGGATGCGCTTCAGCAGTCATACGAACTGAAGCAGAAGCCAACTGAACTCGCAGAGGCGAAATCCAAGGCGATGGAATACATGAAGAATTACGAGACGCAGCATGTCTACGAGACGCACTGGCGCCCGATTCTCAAGCAGCTTGAGGAGGAGGTCACTAAGCCAGTGGCTTTGAACCGCGAGCAGCGTCGCGCAGAGAAGAAGCGATAGGAGACTGAATGGCAATCACGAACGGGTACACGACAGGGAGCGCAGTTAAAGAAGCTCTGGGCATCATTGACTCCTCCTCCGACACAGAGATTGATCTTGTCATTGAGACCGTCAGTCGCATGATTGACGATTACGCTGGCAGATTCTTCTACAGCGCGGGGACCGTCGTTTCCTTCTACACGCCAGATAAGGCGCTTAGCCTGGAGATTGATGACGTCTCTTCGGTCTCTATTCTGCAAACCGATGACGGTGGAGACGGGTCGTTTAGTACGACCTGGGGAACTGCAGACTATGTGTTGGAGCCGTTTAACGCTGCGCTCACGGGGCGACCGTACACGCTGATTCGCGTAACCACAAACGGTAATCGCAGCTTCCCAATTGACACGATCAAGGGCGTGAAGCTGACGGCAGTGCGAGGCTTTCCTTCTATTCCAAAACCAATTGTGACCGCAACGCAGCTGCAGTGTGGTCGTATTTTTAACCGAAGGAATAGCCCATTCGGAATTGCTGGGACGTTGGAGACTGGACAGATGAGACTGTTAAGCCGTCTAGATCCAGACGTTGAGCAGCTCGTGCGCCCGTATCGTAT